ATATTACCAATGAAATTACTGGTAATTTAGCAAAAAAAACCTTTGATTACTTATCTGAAAACCATAATTATTATGGGGTTTACGGTGTTGAAGATGATGAGGATACAACAGAAGATGAATCATTTTTAATCGAAATAAAATTAGATGATGAACTATTTATATCTAGCGGATTCAATGCTAAATATTACCACCCAAAAGTGAGGTATTCAGTTGATATTCGTCCAAATCTTAGAAAATACTTATCGGAATTAACTTCAACGTTAAGTTCTAATGAATTAGAAACTAAGTATTTACAGTATGAATTATAATTAAAAATAAAATATGTCTAAAGAAACAAATTTTGGTTATCTAGGTTCGTTATTTCAACAAACGCTTCTTAAAACAATAATCGAAGATCGTAAATATGGTGAGACAATTATCGAAGTATTGGATAGTAAATATTTCGATAATAACTCATTTAAATTCATAATGGAAAACATTAAGGAATTATATACGTTGTATAATAAAGTACCGGGATACGAAATGATTATTAATCGAATAATGGCTGAATCTGGTAACCCAGATTATGCTAAAGTTCACATTGATTCGATTGATGGAATTAGAGAAACCAAAAATGATAATGAATATGTAAAAGATAAAGCTCTTAATTTTTGTAAACAACAACATTTAAGAAGAACAATTAAAACTGTTAATGATATTATTGAGAATGGTGATTTTGAGGAATATGAAAAAATTGAAGAATTAATTCAAAAATCATTACAAGTTGGTTCATCTTCTGACGAAGTTGAAGATATATTTGATAATATTGAAGATGTATTAGAAAAAGATTTTAGACACCCAATACCTTTAGGTGTTAATGGTTTAGATAGTTTATTAAATGGTGGTCTTGGTTATGGGGAATTAGGTGTGGTACTTGCACCAACAGGAACGGGAAAAACAACATTATTAACCAAATTTGCTAACACAGCATATAACCATGGATATCATGTACTTCAAATATTTTTTGAAGATAATTTAATTAATATTAAAAGGAAACATTATACGATTTGGACTGAACTATCAATTGATGACCAAATTAAAAATAGAGAAGCTACTTTGGAAATGGTAAGGGAAGCTAATGATAGGTCAGCTGGTTCATTAAAATTATTAAAATTACCGAATGGTGAAACAACCGTTGGTGATATTAAATCATATGTTAGAAAATTAAATTCTGAGGGTAAAAAAATTGATGTTCTTATTATTGACTACATTGATTGTTTAACAACGGACAAATCAGTTACAGGTGAAGAATGGAAGAGTGATGGGGCTATTATTCGTGGATTAGAAGGTATGTGTTCTGAATTTAACATGGCTGTGTGGACAGCAACTCAAGGTAATAGAGGTTCAATTTCATCTGAAGTTGTAACAGCGGATCAAATGGGTGGGTCAATAAAAAAGGCACAATCAGCACACGTTGTTATATCGGTAGGAAAAACATTAGAACAAAAAGAAAATAATTTAGGTACACTTACTTTAATAAAATCTCGTATTGGTAGAGATGGTGTGGTATTTAATAATTGTAAATTCGATAATGAATTTTTAGTAATTGATACTGAACAAACAAACACATTATTAGGTTTCCAACAAAATGAAGTTCAGAGAAAACAAAATAGAGCCGCTGAATTATTCAAATTAAAACAAGAAAGAGAAGGTAAGGGTATGAAATCATCGGATTAAAAGAAAAAAGAACCATTTATCTGAGGTTAATTCTATAAGATGGTATACGTCATATTTTTCTTTTTTTCACTCGCAACGAAAATAAAAAAATTCGTTGCGATTTTTTATTTAAAATGATTTTAACATTGTTTATATTTATATAGTATGGATACAACATATGGGATAAATTTTCCTTTTAGTGATAGTACTGATGGTACATACCTAAAATTAACAAAAACGGTAGAAAATGAAGTTAGAACAAATCTAATTCATTATTTGTTGACAAAAAAAGGTAGTAGATATTTTTTACCTGATTTTGGTACTAGATTACATGAATATATTTTTGACCAAAATGATGTTGTAACTTTTAGTTTAATTGAAGAAGATATTAGAGATGGTGTTAAAAAATATATACCAAATGTTGATATAACATCACTTGTGATAGTGCCGGGGAATGAAGATGTTGATGAACCAACATCACCTTCTGAAGATCAAGATAATAGGTTATATAGAGTTTCTGATTCCTCAACCAAACCATACACAGCAAAAGTGAAATTAAGTTTTACTGTAAATAACGGAGGTTTTACTACTTCCGATTTTGTTATTATAAACATATAATATGTCAAAAAAAATATCATACACATTAAGGGATTTCTCAGGTCTTAGACAAGAGTTAGTTAATATGACTAAGGAATATTATCCTGATTTAATTAAAAACACAAACGACGCATCAATTTTTTCCGTTTTATTGGATTTAAATGCTGCAATTGCTGATAACCTACATTTTCATATTGATAGGGTATGGCAAGAAACAATGTTGGATTTTGCTCAGAAAAGACAATCAATTTATCATATCGCTAAAACATATGGGATTAGAATTCCCGGAAATAGACCATCAGTTGCATTATGTGATTTTTCAATTAATGTTCCTGTAAGGGGTGATAAGGAAGATGAAAGATACCTTGGAATATTAAAAGCTGGTGCTCAAGTATCAGGTGGTGGTCAAATTTTTGAATCTATTGAGGATATTGATTTTTCATCACCATTTAATAGTAAAGGTGAACCAAATAGATTAAAAATACCTAATTTTGATTCCAACAATAAATTAATGTCATATACAATGACAAAAAGGGAACCAATTGTTAATGGTGTTACTAAAATATTTAGAAGAGTAATAACGGAAATTGACCATAAACCATTTTTAAAATTATATTTACCTGAACAAAACGTATTAGGTGTTACATCGGTAATTCATAAAGAAGGTACAAATTATGCAAGTAACCCGACATCTTCTGAATTCGAAACATCAAACAAGTGGTTTGAGGTTAAATCATTAATTCAAGATAAGGTATTTGTACTTAATCCAACATCAGCATCAGATAGTGGTAACTTTAAAGCTGGAAACTATACTCGAGTTACAAATAAATTTATAACTGAATACACACCTGAAGGTTATTTTTATTTAACTTTCGGTTCTGGAACTGTTGACCCATTAGAAAATTTAGACAACTACAATAATGGTACGATGAAAGTAACTTTAGATTCGTATTTAAATAACATGTCCTTAGGTGCAACACCAAAACCTAATACAACAATATTCATAAAATATAGAATTGGTGGTGGTAAAACAACAAATGTTGGGGTTAATGTTATAACAAGTGTTGATAGTGTTGAATTTAATGTACAAGGACCAAATAGTGGTATTAATACCCAAGTTACACAATCATTAAATGTTACAAATATTACACCAGCAATTGGTGGATCTGATCAACCAACAATTGAAGAATTAAGAAATATGATATCATATAATTTTGCAGCACAAAATAGAGCTGTAACATTAAATGATTATAAATCGTTAGTTGAAACAATGCCTGGTACTTATGGAGCACCGGCAAAGGTTAATGTTATGGAGGAAGATAATAAAATTAGAATTAAATTATTATCATATGATAGTAAGGGTAATTTAACTGACATCGTTTCAAACACATTAAAAAATAATATTCTAAATTATTTATCTGAATATCGAATGATTAACGATTATATTGATATTATAAGTGGTGAAGTTATTGATTTAGCTATTGAGGTTGATTTAATTGTTAATAAAAATGAAAATCAAACAAATATAGTTAAAGAATCAATAGATAGTATCACTAAATTTTTTGCAATTGAAAAAAGAAAGATGGGTGACCCATTATTTGTTGGTGATTTATCTAAAGAAATTGGTAATGTAAATGGTGTTACTAACGTAATTGATGTTAGGGTTTTCACTAAAAACGGTGGTGAATATTCACAATCTGAAACATCTCAAGAATATAAAGATGAGGTTACAAAAGAAATATTACAATCCGACACAACAATATATATGAAGAATAACCAAATTTTTCAAATTAGGTTCCCAAATAAAGATATTAGAATTAGATTAAAAACAATAGGTACCACTACATACTAAGAAAATTTTTCTTTATTTTTAATAGAAAATCACTTACTTTCTATTTATATAAAGATGATACAAAAACATA